AAGTAATGTCACTCATGACTTATGGTGACGATATGATTTCCACTGTGAAACAAGGATATAGTGTGATCAATCACACGGCAATTGCGGAGAAGTTTGCTGAGGTTGGGATTAAATACACTATGGCTGATAAGGAAGCTGAGTCAATTCCTTACGTCAATCTGAACGATGCTTCCTTCCTCAAACATTTTGCCAAAGAGGATAAGGAACTTGGAGTTTTCAGATCACCCGTGGAGGCAGATTCTATAGCAAAGATGTTGCACACACATTTGGAATCTGATGTTTTGAAGATGGAACATTCTAGTGGAGAAGCAATTCAGAATGTAGCACTTAAATATTTTGAGTTTGGCCGTGAGGTGTACACTGAACGCAGATTGCAACTTCAGGAAGTGGCACATGTTGCAGGAATTCAAGGATACGTTGGACCCATCATGACTTATGATGAACGTATTCAGTGGTATCGAGAAAAATTTGAACTCGATTTGGTCCCTACAGCTTAATACCGGGGCTTTGTACTGGTATACACCGTAACTATGCGTTGTATAAGCTAAAAATAGTTGTTTGCGTTTGTATAACGCACATATATGTTAGGTTCTGAATTACCTTTGTTTTGTGGACAGCTACGTAAATAGTCATGTATATATCCGTTTTTTAGCGGAGGGGTGACGCCCAACAAAATAGCACTTTTATGTTGTCGATTGATGTACCGCACATAATATTTATAAATAACATTACTACTTTAAATACAATAATGGAGGACGATGCCCTCCGTAAAAGCATCGAAACTAATATCGCTTTGCGAAGAATCCACCGAGTCAAATCTTTTGACGAGTTGGAAGAGGTTTCACGCCTCAGGTCCAGTAATAGGGATCTAAAAGATAAACTTGCCAAGAAGTACCGGCATGTGTCTCAGTTGAGGAAGAGGATTTTCCAACTTGAGAATCGTGTTCTTGTCTCGCAATCGGGTGTTGTATCTGATGATCAACCTCCACCCGGAGTGAAAGAAACAGAAGTTGCTCCAATGACCACAGAGCAGATAACTTCTTTCGCAGACCAAGATGCCGGTTGGGCTACCGAGAAAGTAGGTTATTATGATCCTACCATGGATCTCGCAAATAACTCGGATAGCGAGTTGGGAAATTTCCTGAAACGACCCATTCGTCAATCTGCGCAAACTTGGATAGTTGGACAACCCTTTTTCTATAAGTTCAACCCATGGACTCAATTTTGTGAGAATCCCTTTGTTCGAGATAAGATTAAGAATTACGAACTGCTTCGCATGAAGTTGCACGTCAAGACTATTATCTCAGGAACGAAATTCCATTACGGTCGTTCTTTGGTTTCATATAATCCTTATACTGCTGGTGACCAGGTAACCAAGGATAGGAATTTTATTCCACAGGATTTGATTTCCGCATCCCAAAAACCACACTTTTTCTTGAATCCCACTAAGAATACGGGAGGAGAACTTTGTTTACCATTCTTTTGGCCGAATAATTATTTTAGTATTCCGGCTGCAAATTATAGAGAAATGGGGGACATTACTATATCCTCTTTTGGTAACCTCCTCCATGCAAATGGTGGAGATGATCCTGTGACTATAACTACTTATATTTGGGCTGAAGACATTGTTCTCACCATTCCTACTACTTCTGAACCTCCACTTCAATCGCAGAGTGGTAGACGTGGAAAAAAGGCTTCTGATTCTGATCGAGCTAGTACTATTAATGCTCGGGATGAATATGGGACAGGAATTATTTCTAAACCTGCCGCAGCGGTTGCCAAAGCAGCTGGTGCATTAGCACGGCTCCCTATGATTGGCCCATATATGACGGCTACTCAAATCGGAGCTTCCGCGACAAGCCGGGTTGCACAATTGTTTGGGTATTCACGACCTAATATTATTACTGATATCCAACAATTTAAGCCTAGTCCCACCGGAAATCTTGCCAACACTGATGCTGCTGATGGTGCTATGAAGCTTACTTTAGATAGTAAAGCCGAACTAACTGTCGATTCACGTACTGTTGGTCTTGATGGAACTGATGAGATGGGTATTCTCGATTACGTAAAGAGAGAATCTTATCTTACCCAATTCACATGGAACGCCAACGATTCACCTGATTCACTATTATGGACCACACGGATTTTACCTCAGCAATTGGATAATGTTCAGGGCGAAATTCACATGACGCCCCTCGCTCATATGGCGACTTGTTTTGAACAGTGGCAAGGTTCGATCAAATTTCGATTTCAAGTCGTGAAAAGTGATTTCCACAAAGGTCGTATTTTGACCAGGTGGGATCCGAACCAATTCACTACTGCAATTAACTATAATACAAATTATTCTCGTGTTATAGATATTGCGGAAACCGATGATTTTGAAATCGTTGTTGGCTGGGGACAGGCGGTACCTTGGTTACAGTGTGGAGAACCATTCACCACAGGTTCTAATTTTGGGACAGTGAGAATATCTACTGATACCAATGAAAGCAATGGAGTTTTGGAGTTGCTCGTCCTTAATCACCTTGTGTGTCCGAGTGTTGACTCCCCCATTAGCATTAATGTGTTCGTATCCGCTTGTGATGATTTCAAATTGGCTGGTCCTACGAATGAGAAACTTAATTCTTTCCATTTATTTCCTGATCCTATTGGAGATGCTGAAAGACAAACGGAAATTTTGAAATCTCAAAGTGGATCCCCTAATACCGAAACTGGGGAGATTACTGAATCGGATAAACCCACAGGACCCAATGAGTTGATGACCATTGCTAGTAAGTCCAATCAAGAAGATTCCACTTATCTTGTTTATTACGGTGATCCTCCGTGTTCCATCCGCGAATTGTGTAAACGTTATGCCTTTACTCGCTTTTGGTATCCGACTAACGCAAATGAAGAAGCTATTCGCGTCAACATTTTGAGGAATAAGAACATGCCGTATTATCCTGGTTACGACCCAGGAGGCATTGACAGAGGTGTAAGTGGTGAAACATTCATGACAGTTGGTCCAACTAGTTTTAGTTCTTGGTTCACGCCTTCTTATGCGGGTGTGAGAGGATCATATAGGAAGAAATACTGTTTTTCTGCCCCGACAACTAGGCAGACTCCTCTTGTTTCTCGCACTGATTACAAGGGATTTAACAATGGTGTTTATGTTACTAACGAGGTGAATATACAAGCAGGTAACTCAATCGTTCA